TAAAGCAATATTAAGAAAGGCAAGTGAGAAATGAACGCATACGAATTAGCAGATAAATTAAAAAACTGCGAACAAGCATTGATTGATTTATGTAATTCAGTTCCTAAACTGCGTGGCTTATTGATAATTGGTGATAATCATTTAGAAACAGCCGCTAATATGCTTCGCCAACAAGCAGACCGAATAGCGGAGTTGGAGAAAGAATTAAACCATATGCAAAGTTTTTATGGTTGCGACCCAGCGTATTACGGAATAAAGCAAAGTAAACCTGTGGCTTGGATGAATAAAGATACTTTAAATCTCAGTTCACCGCTTGAGGAAAATGCAAGTTGGATAAATCCTGAACTAATGATTCCACTCTACACCCATCCAGCAAAGACACTAACAGATGAGGAAATATTAAATTGTTGGTTTGAAAATGGTCAAATGCTAACAATTCAACAAGCTAGGATTCAATTTGCTAGAGCAATACTAAGAAAGGCAAGTGAGAAATGAATAAAGAAATGGAAACACCTTTAACTAAAGACAGTGCTTTATGGTTTGTTATTGATGTACTTGAAAACTATGTTGAAGACCCAAGAAGTGAAAACCTTATTGAGAAATCAATCGAGTTGTGTAAAGAAGCCTTGGAATTGAAACCAAGAGAGTTAAGTGATGAAGAAATATGGAAAATTTACAACATCACGGGGCTTGGCAATGGAATGGCATTGCGATTTGCTAGAGCAATACTAAGAAAGGCACAAGAGAAATGATGGATATCAAAGAAGTGAAAGTTACATTTCAATGCACTGTCGCCACATACCATCCAACTTTATTGAAGGACTATATGAACGTCATGTTATCTGAATTCAATAACGCTGTAAATAAAGCGTTGAACAATCCAGCAAATAATGTTTTGATTGGTCATACTCGAGTAATGCTGGAGGGCGAAAATGCTGAACCCAACAATAATTGAATACGATCAAGAACTAGCAAGAGAATTTCTTAGACAAATAGAGGCAAGCAAAATGAGAGCAAATGAAAAGCAAATAGCAGGAACACATTACAAGACAGATGGTGAACAACACTGGGATCGTATCTATCGTCTCTACGGGCGAGGCTACTTCGTTGGTTGCGCGACTAAATATCTTGAACGCTATCACTTGAAGAACGGCAAAGAAGACTTACAGAAGTCAATTCACTTTATTGAGAAGTTGATGGAACTTGAGTATTCAGACAAGATTATTGATGATGGCGAAGACGCTACTCCTGCTTACGTTAATCAATGAAAACAATCGTAATCGATACCGAGGTGTTTAAGAATCTGTTTCTGCTCTGCGGATTGATTCTTGAAACTGGTGACCGCTTTCATATCTGGGGTCATCAGGAGGATGCTTGCGAACGATTAAAAGAGTTGATGAAGTCCAATAACACGTTTGTCACTTTCAATGGAAATAAGTATGACATGCCCGTCATCTCGTATTTCATGACAGGGAAGACTACGCTAGAAGCGAAGCAGCTGGGTGACAAGATTATTCAAGAGAACCTGATGCCATGGGAAGCGGAGAAGCAGTTCGGATTCAAAATCCCTATGATGGATCATATTGATTTGATTGAAGTCGCGCCCAGCTTTGTCAGTTTGAAAACGTACGGTGCGCGCATGAATATGGAGCTTATTCAAGATTTACCATTTCATCACGACTCTATCATCGCGGAAGAAGACTTTGATGAAGTATTGAAATATTGCAATAACGACTTAGACACGACCGAAGAGCTCTATAACCGCCTTCAGGGTCAACTTCAACTCCGCGTAGAGATCAGCAAGGAGTACGGATTTGACGCTCGTTCAAAATCAGACTCTCAAGTAGCTGAACAGATGTTCGTCAAGAAGCTCGGTCTCAAGCGAAAAGAACCCAAGATACCCGCATTCGTAAAATACAAAGCACCTGATTTCATTGAGTTCAAAACACCTGCGCTCAGAGATCTGAAAGCGCGTATGGAAGCGCATCAGTTTGACGTAAAGGAAACGGGTCACGTTGATCTACCAGACTTCTTGAAGGAAGATCTCGTTAAGATTGGCAAGGGTATTTATCAGATGGGTGTAGGTGGTCTGCATTCTCAGCATGACCGAAAGATCTGTCACGTATCAGATGACGAGTTCTGCGTAGTGGATTATGACGTGGCTTCGTATTACCCAGCGATCATGCTCAACTGCAACCTGATTCCAATGAATACAGGTGTAAAGTTTCTAGACGAGTACCGTAAAGTTTTTCAGAGAAGGCTTGAAGGTAAGCGCGCAAAGAACATGGTCATCGCGGATTCACTACGAATCGCGTTGAACGGAACTTTCGGTAAAACCGCTAGCAAATACTCTCCGCTCTACTCGCCAGACGTCATGATCAATATCACTTTGACTGGTCAGTTGACGCTATTGAATTTGATTGAGATTCTTGAATACCATAAGATTGAAGTGATTTCAGCAAATACTTCCGGCATCATGCTCTATTACAGAAAGTATGGGCAACCTGTCGTTGACAACATTATTAAGAAGTTCAGTGAGAAAACAGGTTTCATTTTTGAAGCAACTCCGTATCGTTGTGTGGCTCTCAAGGATGTAAACAATTACTATGCAGTGAAAGGAGATCGGAGTGTTAAAATAAAAGGGATTTACAGCGCACCAACATTAAGCAAGAACCCGACCGCGCCTGTGGTTTCAAAAGCAGTAGCGAACTGGTTAGCCAACGGCACACCATTTGAGGAAACTCTAAAGAGTGCAGAGCTTAATGATTTTATCAGCGTCAGAAGTGTAACAGGCGGTGGAGTTCAAGACGGCAAATATCTTGGACGCGTTGTTCGTTGGTATCAAACCACAGAACAATTACCTCCGATTGTATACGCGACTAACGGAAACAAAGTAGCCAAGACTGATGGTGCAAAAGCGTGCATGGCTTTACCAAAAAATATTCCTCAAGATTTGAATTTTGATTGGTATTTTCAGGCTATAATAAAAACTGTCAAAGATATTGGCGCAAGTAAGTTTTTATAAAGGAAATAATTTGAATAACCGTATGAGCTCGAATTCGGCATTACAAATGAAAAGGAAGGAGTGTGTATGAGTGAACATTCCGTAGTATGGGTCGTTGATAATTCGGCAGGAAGAACTATCAAAGATGCAGCGCGGTTTGGAACAATCGAGCACGTTTTTACCGATGTTGATATTGACAATATTGATTTGGTTGAACACGCTAGAGATGTTCTGAAAGATTACCAAGAGGACGACTTTCTTTGTCTGATCGGTGATCCGAAGTTGGCAGCAGTATGCGTAGGTGTCATTGCGCAAAACCGTCCAGGAGAAGAGTTGAAATTACTTCAGTTTGACTCACGGACATTTCGTTACAACGAAGTCGCATTAAATTTTTAATAAAGGAAATAACATGAGTTTTATGAAAACGCTTGTTAAAGGCAAGCAGGAATTACCACCTCGGGTCTGCATCTACGGGAACCATGGTATCGGTAAATCCACAATCGCGTCTCAATTCCCTGATCCAGTGTTCATCAATACTGAAGACGGTCTTGATTCTCTTGACGTCACCTCATTCCCTCGTGCAAGTGAGATCAATGACGTAGTTGAAGCAATCAAGAATCTTCTAAAAGAAGAGCACTCGTTCAAGACTCTCGTCATCGACTCAGTTGACTGGCTCGTTGAACCGCTAATCGTGAAAGACATCGAAGGTTCACACGACGCAAAAGACTTGGGTTACGGCAAAGGTCAAGTATTAGTTGCTGAAGCGTTCCGCGAGATCCTTCAAGGTCTTGACGCGTTACGTCGTAAGCGCGGTATGAATATTGTTTTGCTAGCTCATGCGAATGTCGTTCGCTACGAGAACCCTCTGACTGAGCCTTATGATCGATTCTCTCCGAAGTTGCCGAATCGTTGTAACGCTTTGTTGCAAGAATGGTGTGATGTGATTGCCTATGCAGGTTTCAAAGTTATTGTTAAGAAATCTGACGTTGGCTTCAATAACACTGTAAATCGCGGTATCACAACAGGTGAACGCTTACTTCACGTTGTTGAAAATCCTGCGTATATTGCGAAGAATCGATATGCTTGCCCTGAGTCGTTCGACATGACTATCGAGGAAATCTCTAAAAACATCCCAATCGTATCTTAATAAAGGAAATAAATTATGTCTAAATTTGGATTTGACTTAAACGAATATGAATCAGAGCAACGCGACTACACTCCGCTACCTAAAGGCGAGTATGTGCTCAAATGTACCGAAGCTGAAACCAAGGCAACAAAGAGTGGTGGTGAGATGATCGCTGCTACGTTTGAAGTTGCTACTGGTGACAACGTAGGTCGCAAGATCTGGAACAATTTCAACATTCACAACGCAAGTGATAAGGCTCAAAGAATTGGTCGTGAGCAAGTTGCAGCTTGGGCACGCGCTTGCGGAAAGCCTAACGCTACCAGCTTTGATGAACTCTTAGAGCGTAAGTTCACAGCAGTTGTGGATATTGAGAAGGGGAAAGATGGTTATGCGGACAAAAACCGCATCATCGGTTATGTTTCTCCAGACAGCGCACCAGCTAAGCCAAAAGCTCCAGCCAAGTCTTTGCTAGATATTGAAGATGACGAGCCAGAAGCCAAAGAGGAAAAAGCTGGTAAGAAAAAGAACCCATGGGATTAAGGAGAAAGCCATGAAAAAAGCACTAGCAGCAATCGTATTGATGTTCGCAGTCGGTCAAGCAATCGCGTCTTGTCCAGTTTATGCGCCTTATCGCTGTGTTTCAGGCTACAACGGCAAGATGATTTGCGGTTGCGGAGTCTAAGTTTTACGGGGTGAAAGCGGATGCTTGGGAACTGCGGAAATGAAATCGTAACATTTCCAGAGAGTCTTAAACCAAACGCACCAAGACGCAGCGAGTAGCCCCACCTAACTAAAGGGAATAATCATGAAGAAAGTAATAATCG